CACGGCAGGTCCTCGGTGGCGATGTGCTTGGTGTGGATGCGGAGCGCCTTGCGGTACGGGTCGCTGTACCGCCACGGCGGCTGACCTCCGGGCGCGTTGACCTCGTAGACGAACACGGATGAACCGACGGTTTCGCGGACGCGGTCGCCGGCCTTGGGCAGCGTGGGGCCTTCGCCCAGATCAAGATCAGCCGCGCGGACCAGAAAGTCGCGGGACTCGATCCGGTGGATGAGCCCAGCCTCGTCGGCCTGCTCGAACTCCGTATGGCCGATGGTGGCGTTGAGCTCGACCTGCGCAGCGCCCCGCTGGTACACCACCGGCCGCGCCATGTGCGTGTGCCGCTGGGTATCCAGAAACGATGCGCCTTGTTCGAGCAGATCCGCCACGGTTCAGCCTCCGAGCGATGCGGCCAGTTACTGCGACAGCCGGATGCGGACGGTCGCGTCGGCGTCCGCCGCGGCCCGCACGACCTTGCCGATCAGCTTGTTGCCCGTCGCGGTCTTGGTCGCCACGTCGTTGGTGTTGTCCCAGTAGGCGAGCTGCCCGGCGGTGAAGCCGTTGCCGGTGCCGGTAGCCTTGGGGAAGTCGAAGACCCCCTCGACCGCCAGCGCCCCGAGCTGGCCCGCCTTGAGATCCACCCGGGTGACCCCGACCAGATCGCCCTGCACAACGACCGTGCCCGCGGGCGTGTCTGCCCCCGGCGTGTAGTCGATCGCCGCGCCCTGCTGTACGAATGTGGTTGCCATCGCTGTGCCTCCGTTGCCGTTGCCTGTGTCACCGGGGTCGACAGGGTCGAACCCGCCGCCGCCGAACTGGGTCATGCCTCACCCTTGCTCTTCACGCCGCCACGCGGGTCCTGCAGCGCCACGCCGAAGTCGTGGTAGCCGCGCATCTGGATCCCCAGCCGGTTGAAGCTCTGCTCGGCGGTCTCGATGGTCGGGGCTTCTTGGCCGTTGAGGAACGCCACCTCGATGACCGGCAGGTCCGCCGGTGAGGCGAGCATGTACCAGGCTTTGCTCGATTGGCCCGGGTAGGCCGCGTTGCCCAGGTAGCGGCTGACCTCGACGCGGAACTTGCCCTGGTGCGGGTTGGTCACCGGGTACTTGGCGCTCGAGGTGTTGTCGCGCAGCTCCATGCTCTTGAAGAGCTGGCTGCCTAGCGCCGACAGTGCTGTGGGCACCAGCAGCACCTGCGGCATCACCCCCAGCGGCTTGCCGTCGGAGTCCACCTGGTCCATGAAGGCGACCTCGGCCTTGGTCAGCCCGTCGATCGACAGGGCGGTGTCCGCGCCGGCGAGGTAGTTGTTGTTGCCCGCCGTGTAGAAGCCCGAGTTCGCCAGGAAGGTCTTCCAGAAGATGTCGTTGATGGTCTTGCCCGAACCCGCGCCGAGCTTGCGGGGCACGCTGGTGATCGCGCCCAGATCGTCGTTGATGATGTCGGTGCGGTCGATCGAGAGCATCAGGCCGTAGGTCTCAGCCCGGTTGGTGTAGGTCTCCTCGCCCAGCGTGCCGTGCTTGATCTCGCCGCCGGGCGCGATGCGCTCGTACTGGTCGTTGCCCGTCAATCGGTAGCTGGTGACGGCCTTGAAGTCGGTCACGCTGCGCACGGCGGTGATGTTCCGCCAGGTGCGCTCGACGCTGAAGAAGCCCTCCAATAGGAACTTATTGGCGACGTTCGAGAGGATGCCACCGATGCTGATCGTGCTGTTGGATGCCTCGATGCCCCTTCCGAACGCGGCATCCATCACGCCGTGCCAGTCGCGGAAGGTCCGGCCGGTGTAGCCGTTGGCCCAAGCGGCGTGGAGCAGCAGTTCCTGGAGCCCGATCGACTGCCCGAAGGCCCGAGTCGCGGCTTCCAGATCCTGCTCAGCGCAGTGACGCTCCGGGGTGGTCAGACGACCAGAGAGAACGCACGCGGCTTCGAGCACCCGCTGGTTCACCGCTGGCGCGGCCGGGGCGTGGATGGCAGGGGCCTTGGGCCGGCTGGCCCGCAGGACCTCCAGTTCGGTCTTGGTCGCGTCCCAGCCCTCGCGGATCGAGCGGGCCTCGATCTCGGGGTGCTGGCCCGCGCACAGCCGTCGCACGGCGGCGATCCGCTCGCTCTCGGCGGCGATCTGCTGCCGCATGGTCTGCACCGGGTCGGTGATTGCAGGGTGGTTCGCTTCGGGCGCAGGGTTGCCCGCGCCCTGGACGGGATCGGATGCATCGTCCCCCGCGGCAGCTCCCGCGGCGATGGTCGCCGAGGTCGAGCCGTCGGCCCCGAGGTCGACGAAGCTGATCTCGCCGAGCGTGGACTTGCGCACGATGTTCAAGGGGCCGGCGACCTCGCGTCCGTTGACGGTCGCGGTCTGGTTCTCGCGGAGGAACTCGAACGCCTCGACGCTCGCGCCCACCGACGCCTGCCAGGGGAAGCCGTTGCGCGCTGAGACCACGACCTCGCGGGCCGCGGGCGTGTCGCGGGAGATCATCCCTGTGGCCACCAGCCGACCGTCTTCGACCATCACCTGGTCGGTGTGTCCGACGCCTGCCGTCGCGTCGTGCCCGAACCGGATCGGCCGCGACGGCGAGGGGATCGCCAGCCCGGCCAGGTCGATCACGACCGGGTGCCGCCAGCCAGCGACGCGCATCGGCCCGCCGCTGTAGGCCATCATCCGGAACCGCGGCAGGGGAGCGGCAGCGCCGCCGTCGCCGCTGACCGTGTCAGCGCCCTCGATCTCGAACTCCGCCTGCGCGGTGAGCGCCAGCGTCTTGGGGTGCGAGCCGGGGTTCGGGTGGGCAAGGGCAGTGGGCTGCGCGGGGGCAGCGGACGCCTGGATCATGCGGTGGTGTGACATCGCTACGCGGCCTCCTTGGTGGCTTCGTCGGTGACGGTCTCGTCGGTGTCGGGGTTGGTGTCTTCGGGATCGGGCTCGCCCGTTGTGTCGCTCGGGCCGCCAGGCTTGGTGGTGACCGGCAGCCCCAGCTCGCGCATGAGGGCCAGTTCCTTGGCCCGCTGGCGGAGCTCGTCCTCCCAGTCGCGTCCCTGGCGTGCGAACTCGTGCGCGAGCGTTGTGGTGTGGTTGGCCAGGCGGGTCGCCTGCGCGCTGGCTTCCTTGGCCGGGTCGACGTGCTCGACGCCGTCCCAGAACCAGACGTGCGGTGTGGCTGCGCCGCGCACACGCATCGCCTGGGGCAGCAGCCCCTCGACCAGCGCGGCCTCGTCGAGCCAGGCGCGGAGCAAGCGGTCCAGCACCGTCTGCTGGAGGCGGTGCTGTTCGACGCGGATGCTCTTGAAGTAGGTCTGGTGGTCCAGGCGGCCCGAGGCGTAGTTGTAGCCCGAGCTGTTCCCGGCCGCGACGTTGAAGGGCATGTTCAGGCAGCGGGCGATCTCGTTGAGGATCTCGCGCTTGAACTCGCCGTAGGTCGTTGACGGGTGCTCGGCGTGGACCTGCCCGAGCTTCCAGCCGCCGGGCAGCACGGTGGCCATCCGCTTCTCGAGCTCGACCTCGTCCATCGGTTCGAGCGGGTCGGCTTCGCCGTTGGCGGGCGCATCGGTGTAGAGCACCGCCGCGAAGTCCGCGGCCGTCTCGGCGGCGGCGATCACCGCCAGCGTGTAGCGGCGGAGCTGCGCGAAGAGCGGCAGGGCGGGTGTGATGTCAGGGATGCCGCGCCATTGCCCCGGCCGGTCGGGCCGGAAGTAGTGCAGCACGGAGGCGGCCGCGTAGGTGTCGTGGTCTCGAACGGCATGCCACGCCCCGTCGCCGGGGTGGTGCCGCAGCACGTGGTAGGCCACGGGCAGCCCGCTGGCGTCGAAGACGATGCCGTCGACATCGGTCACTGCCTGACTGGTGGGCGTGCGCCCGAACCACGGCGTGCAGACCTGATCGGGTTCGAGAAGACGCAGGTCGAGCTTGACGGGTGTGTCGAGCCCGGCGCTGGAGATCAGCAGGCCAAACGCCTCGCCGCTCTCGGCCCGGGCCATCCGCATGCTACGGAGCTTGCCGGGCAGGTCGATCGCCGCCGACCAAGCCTCAAAGGCTTCCTCAACGCGGGCATTGACCGACGCATCGGGCGTAAGCATCTGCAGCCGCGGCCCGGTGCCGATGGTGTCGTTGGCCAGCGTGAGGACGATGCCTTTGGCGTAGGAGTTGTTCGCTACCTCGTAGCGGGCGCGGTTGCGCAGGATGCGCCGCACCTCGGGGCTGACGGCCGCGTTGGGCGAGAGCCCGTCGGCCGCGGCCCAGTGGCGTCGGTTGTCGGCGGTGGTCTGGGCCGAGTCGAACCTCGCCCGGACCATCCGTGCCCGCTCAGGCATGATCGCCGAGGCGGCCCGGACTGGGTCGGTCTGGCGCGAGAGCGGGGCGAGCAGGCGCTTCAGCATCCGCCCTCCCGTCCGCCGGTGCCGCCTGCCCCCCCAGCCACGATCTTGAACAGCCGGATCCCCAGCCCGCGCCGGCGCGTGGCCCGCTTGGACTCGAGGTAGCGGTCCGCCTCGATCTGGTCGCGGATCGCGTGCTGCTCGACCGACTGCCCGTCCACCGAGGCCTTGGCCGGCCCGGCAGCGTTGTCGGCGATCGCCTGATCGAGATTGGGGGTGGGATCCGGCACGGCAACCTCGCGTGCCCCCGCACCTCGCGGGGGCCTCTCGGGTCACCTATGCCGTTGTCCCGTCCGCTGCCCGCGTGGTGGTGCATCAAGTGTCAGGATCACGAACCGACTCACGTCAGGCATTCCAGATCGCCGCCTTTGGCGAGTTAGACGGAGATGACCGATATACTCGTCACACTTGACGACTTATGGAACACAACGATTACATGACGGACAGCGCGGCCCTTAACCTCCTCGGCCAGCGCATCGCCCAGTACCGGCTGGAGCAGAACCGCACCCAGGCAGAACTTGCCCACGAGGCGGGGGTCTCAAAACGGACGATCGAGCGACTGGAGGGCGGGGAGTCGATCCACACGACCAATCTGGTTCGTGTGCTGCGTGTCCTCGGCTTGCTCGCCAATCTCAACGAACTGGTGCCCACGCCGGTTCCCAGCCCTCTTGAGGTCCTGCGGTCGAAGCAGAAGCGTCGCAAGCGGGCGAGCGGGCGTTCTCAGCAAGCACCTGACACGGAGTCTGGAGGGTGGACTTGGGGTGACGATCCGAAGCCTGAAGCGTGATCGGCGGAGTGAGTGGATCCGCTCCCCCGGACTTCATCCTGATTGCTGAAACATGTACCCATGGGCATAGTTTCCGCAGCCGTGGTCAAGTACGACATGGAATTTCCGTCACGCTGTAGGGCCTCTCACGAGTAGCCCACGACCTCTTTAGCAAATCAATCTTCACTGTTCGGCGATGTCGAGGCGGGCTTGTAGCCAGCAGCCACAACCTCCTCCATGCGGCGGATCTCCTCATCTCTTAGACGAGCGAACCTCGCCTCCCGCTTGCGCTGGGAGAGCTTGCCGTTGTTCTGCAGGCAGAATCGTATGAACAGATCGATCTCCCGATCGGGCATGTCGATGATCTCTTGGATCGCGAGCTTGGTCCGGTCGTAGTTGGCGAGGAATGCGAGTTCCTCGACCAGTTCAGTCTCGATGGTCTGCTCGACGAAGGCAAAGAGGCTCTCGACCTGCGTGGTCATGTCCGGATAGCGGTACCAGATGCCCGCGTCGTTATGCACCGTCATCCGGCCTTCGTCGTCGAGCGTGTATTCGACGAGGCCGAGGATGGGTCTTGAAAATGCCTCCAGCGAGTCGTCGTACGCAGCTTGCTGCTTCAACATGACCGCCGACACCGGGAAGATCACACCATCCGGTGCGAATCCCCGTCGGGTCAGGATGTTGTGGATGAGCAGGCGGTGAATACGACCAT